TTGCCAGAAGTGGTAGGGTGAGCATCAGAGAATAATTCTACTCCGTCTCCACCTGTGAACGAACTATCGAATCCATTGTTTAAGATATTCGCTGCCTTCACTTGTTTGGTATGTGCCATAGAACGTGCTAGAGCTTTCGTATAACGAGTACTAATTTTGTCGTAAAGGTTGTCCTCTACAGCTTCTTCAGTAATCTGGAAAGCCAAAGCTACAGTTTCATGAGAGTAACGTGCTGTGAAAGTCTCTCTAGAGTTATCAAAGTTAACTCCTGTACCTTCAGGTTTAACTGATGCCGAACCAAAACCAGACAACATTACTTCTTCTTCAAAAGCTCTGTCACTTGTTTCAGTATCGAAAATCTCAGCATGTTGATTCTCGTACGTCGCGTACTCTAGTCCGAATAGTGCATTCAAACCAGGTTCCAACTCTTTCGCAAGTTGTGATCTATTAATAGCCATAGTTTAAATCCTCCTATACGCCAGTTGTTAGTTTATACACATGTTCGCCAGTGTTAAACACTACATACGCGTTAGCGTTTGCAGCAGATGTATCACTGTTATCAGGATCTTTTGAGATTCCGATTTGCTTAAAACCACCTGATGTACCAGAAGTAGAAGTATCAATCTCAGAGCTTGATAGTCCGCTGATAGTGCTTCCACTAGTGCCAACGAAATCAAAACCTGAATGATTCATAGCTGCTGTTCCAGTTCCATCATGTTGTGCTTCAAACACGATATGTGGATCTGCATAGACATATGCAACGATATCAGAAGCGTTAGTGCTTGCTGGATAAAACGCTGAGTATGTCGGCTTACTTGTTGTTGGGTCAGTATAGAAACAACCTCCGAAAACACCTAGTTGTTGAGTGTCTCCAGCTGCTGCTTGCTCTATGCCGCCCCCTGCCACTGCCTCTACCACTTGTCCAGTGAAGATGGAAGTGCCATGATTGGCTGCGATTGTATACTCTTCAGTACGCACTTCGCCACCAGTCAGATGCCTTGTGGGTCTAAACCCAAAAGGTGCGTCTTTATTTGCCATAATTATAGTCCTCCTTAGACTAATAAATTATTAATTATTAATCCAAATCTTTGACTGATGTTTGTAGTGGTGTGAAATCTAGTCTGACTTCTTTGCACCGCCAAAGCTTACTCTTGATTGCCTATTTGGATTATCAATAGGCATACTTGGGTGCTGCTCCCTTAGAAGATTATTATCAACAGCTTCCTGTTGGTCTCTTGTTTGTTGAGCAAAATAAGCTTTTCTTTCCTCAACAATTTCTTCAGGTATCTTGGCTAGCAGTAATCCACCTACAGCTACAACGCCTTTCATTTTACCATCCTCCACAGTAGGGGCTTCAAAGTCTCCAAGTTCTTCCAGTCTTACTGGTTCGTAACCTTCTCTCATTCGAGAGGCTATGTTTTTCTTGTCGTCTTGGCCCATCACTTCAGCACGAATCCAACGATATTTAAATCCGGCTGGCGGAGCTGGCGCGTCTAACCTAGATGGTGGTCGCCATGGCTGCCTTCTGGCAGTTTTTTCTCTTGTTTGAGACGAGCGTGAGGTTCTTGTTTTCTTTTCCATATTGCTACTCCTTCACGTATTTAGCATATTCTTCTAAAGGCACACCTAACTTTTTAGCGATTGCAACCTGTGAGGATGTGAGTCTCACAGTTCGTTTTCCTTGTTTTGAAACTGACTTTACCGCAGGAGCAACCGTTTGGTCAACCTTTTTCTTTGGTTTAGCTGTTTCAAACTTATTTGGAAACTGTTCTCTAATTCTACGATCCACTTCTCCATAGTATTCATCTGATTTAGGATCGTATCCTTCTTCTTCAACCAATCTTCTATGTATGGCAAAAGCCGTATAAGTCATAGCCTCATCTTGACCAAACCACTCATTTTTCTCTGCCCAGGCCGTCGCTTTTGGATCAGCTGGCGGCGGGGCAGAGTTTACAGGGGTTTGCGATGGTGTAGATTGTTGAGGTAACTCTTTTGTTTCTGAAAAGGTTTTTGCTTGTGCTTCAAGGGATTCTCTTTGTATTTTTGCTCTTTCTGCATTTAACGCAGCTTTTGCCATCGCACTTTGTGCTTCGGCTTGAACATCGACGTTACCTTCTTCAATTGCTTTTTTTAATTTTACTTTGGCCTCTTCTATCTGTGCCAAAGATTCTGCTTCTAAACTAGAAACATAATTTTGATTTGTCTCAGAGTATTTTTTCTCTAGTTCTTCTGATTTGGTTTTTAAACCGTTTGCATAATTTAAAGCAGCCTCTTCTCTTCTCTCTGCTTCTCTAAGTTTGCCTACTAATTTTGAAATTCTTTTTTGGACTTTGTCACTGTACTCTTTGTGTTCGTCGTCCGTTGTTCCTTGTTCCTCGTCTTCTTGAACATCATCGCTGACGCTAAGTTCCTCAGATGAGTCATCGGGCTCATCGTTGTCTTGTACAACTGTTTCATTCTCTTCTTCCTGTGCTGGTTTTACTTTGGATTCTTCTAGTTCAACATCAACGGCGTCACCACTGGTGTCAATAGGTACGAGTTTATCGTCCTGTATTTGTTCTTTTTGTGCCTCGGGCATGGTTCTTGATCTCCATGGTTATTTAATTGCAAGACCAACTACATGTGTAAAATGTCTGTTGGATCCTGTAATATAGCAAGTATTTCATCATCATTCAAGAGTCTTAATTCACCACCATCAATTTTTAATCTAGACCCAGCGTAACGTGCAAAGATGACCCAGTCACCTTTTTTGCACCATGGTCCCTCTGGAAACTTATTTGTATCGGCATACGCATCAGGGCCAGTGGCTAACACATAACCGCAAACGGTGGCTAATTGTTCTCTTTCACGAGTCTGATCTGCTAAAATAATGCCACCTTTACTGCGTTCTGCGCCCATATATGGCAAAATAAGCACCCTCCAACCCGTTGGTTTGGGCAGTTTTTCTGCCACGGAAGTGTCAATATTGTCTGGATCTATGTATTTTGACTCTCTTTCACCATATATATCTTCAACTTCTTTCTGTTTTTGCTCTATTTCAGCTGCAGTTTTGCCTTTTTCTGCAATTTGCGCTTTTTCTTTGCGTCTAGCCTTAGCCATGCGCTCTGGAAGTATTAAATCACTCACTTTTTTCTCCTTTTTCTAGTATTTCTTTAATTTCGTCCTCAATTTCTATTAAAGTTCGGTATTTTCCAATCATAAAATTGTAATCTTGACGCTCAGTTGTACTGCCTTGCATCACAAAATCAGTGGTTTGTTCTTTTTTGTCACGAATAAGACGTAAAATCTTATCTCCTAGCCAAAGTCCGTCCATTTTTTAGTCTAACCTTTCTTTTTTTCTTACGTTTATAGCTTGGTTTACCACCTTTTGCTATGCCGACTGTCTTTCCACCCTTGACCCCCACCAAAGAATATACCATTTTTATATTTCAGATCTAATTTGTTTAAACTTGTCTAATATACCACCGATACCAGAGTTTGCAACGTTCATTACGACCATAGGAGATTGACTCATCATCATTCCGCCATGTCCCATGTGAACTCTGCCCCCATCTTGCGCCATCATTCTAGGCAATGGATACAATTGCTGTAATCTGTCTAGCCCTAGTCCTGCCCCAGTCGCTAATGCAGTCGCTGTTGGTGTAGGTGTAGGTATTATTGGAGGAGGTACCATTGCTTGTGCCACTCTTTGCTCACCTCTGTTTCCGCCACGCTCTGGTGTAAAACCTGGTCCGTCTCCTACTCTCAATGATTTAAACGCATCAGCAAATTGATTTCCTAAATCTGAAACACCGCCAAACTTATCTGCAAGAGCCGTCATGATTCCTTTTCCACCTGTAAGTGCCGCACCTGCAAGACCTGCTATGGGATTAGCAACAAAACTCGCTGCTCTTGCAAGTCCAGGTATACCTCCTACAAGGTCTGCTCCCTGCGTTCTCAATTGATTACCGATTCCCATGCCAGTATAATCGAAGTCACCAAGAGCTCTATTAATGCTCACCAGTTGTCTTAAATTTTCTGGTGTTTGTTGACCTCTGCCAAGTTGGTCTCTTAACTGCTTCAATCTGTTTTCCATACCAGAAACTGTTGGAGTAACCTGCTTTGCCTCTCCTGCCTGAATCCTTGGTGCGATTACGTTTCTTAAAGACCTCTCCCTTGCTCTTTCTTCGGCAACTTTTTCGACCTGAGTTTTTGATCTTACAATATTGCCTCGACTGTCTCTTAAAAAATCGCCACCTCTAGTTTGAACTCCTGTTCTCCTATCGTACTCATCACGCGCTGCTTTTTGAGCTCTAGTCATTTCAAGGCCGGGCTGTCTTTGCGAAGATTGTGCTGCTCTTTTGGCTTCTGCTGCTTTTTTAGCATCTGCTGCTTTTTTAGCATCTGCTGCTCTTTTCGCTGCTGCCTCTGCTGCTGCCTTGTCTCTTTTTGCTTTTGCTGCCGCTCTTTCTGCTTCTGCTGCTCTTTTCGCTGCTGCTGCTTCCGCTGCTGCCTTTTCTCTTTTTGCCTTTGCTGCCGCTATATCTCTTTGTATTTTTTCTCGTTGTCTTTCCGCGGCTTGTCTGTCGCGTTGACGCTGAGTCATGCCAGATCTTCTTTGTGGTCCGCCTCCGCCTCGTCTGCTTCCACCACCACGCCTGCTTCCACCACGACTTCCTGGTCCGCCTCTTCTTCCTCCCCGAGCTCCGCCTCTACGACTCTGGCCGCCTCTTCTAAATCCTTCTCTATTTTCTACTGGCATTAGATTCCTTTGTTAAATGTATCTTGTATATTTTTAGTAATATTTTCTGCTTTGTCTAAAACTTTTTGTTGAGACTCTCGCTCTAGTTTTTCTATGGCAATTGCAGATCTAAGAGCCACAGCATCTTTTTGTTGTTTTATTTTAGCTGCGTCTGTCTTTTCTTTGTTCTCCATTTTTTCTTTTTCAACAGA